ATGTTTTACGTCATTATGCTCTAAGCCTCTGAGCTAATTGTGATTTATTAATAAAAAACAAAGATAAAATATAAAAATCAAATATCGTATATTTACCAAAATTTTATTAAATGAATTCTATTTTATATAAGGCAGCACCAATAGGTGAATTATTAGACGCAGACGAAAACGCTGGAATCATTAAAGGATATGGATCTTATTTTGGAAATAAGGATTCAGATTCTGATGTTATTTTAAAAGGCGCATATAAAAAAACTATTGCAGAAAATGGCAACAGGGTTAAATATTTATATCAGCACGATATGAATCAGCCTATCGGTAAGATGACTGAACTTTATGAGGATGACAAAGGTTTGGTTTTTGTTGCTGAAATTGCAAAAACGCAATTAGGAAAAGATGTTGTTGAGTTAATGAAATCAGGCGTAATAACTGAGAATTCTGTTGGTATTATGCCAATCCAAAAACAAAATAAAGGAGACTATCGAGAAATAAGCGAAGTTAAACTTTATGAGATTTCAGCTGTAACATTAGCAGCGAATGATCAGGCAAAAATATTAGACGTTAAAGGAAACATTGACGTTGAAAAACTATCTAAAAGATACGACAATCTAACAAAATTAATTCGCAAAGGTGAAATCTCAGACGAAATGGGTTTCGCAATTGAAGCGGAAATATTAAAATTAAAATCATTATTTATGGAGTTCACGAAGCCGACAGATGAAATCACTTCGCCGAATGTAGAAATAAAAAACAATGATTTGGAAGTGTATAACTATTTAATTAACTCGTTAAAAAAATAAAAAATGGACGAAAATTTAAAAAACCAATTGGATCAATTTAACCAAGCTATTGATTCAAAAATTGAAAAATCTAACAGCATCGCAATAGAAAATGCTGTTGTAAAAGCAAACGAAATCGTTAAAAATGAAGTTGTTGAATTATCTAACAAATTAAACGATCGTTTAGATGCAATGGAAGTTGCTACTAAAAAACAATTTAGCACAGCTAAAAGAATGACTTTCAAAAGTGCTTTAGTTGAAGCAATCGAAGGTGGCGCAATCGAAGGAATTGCAAAAGGAAATTCAAGAAGTTCGTCTTTTGAAATCAAAGCTGATATGACTGTTGGAGCTGATTTTACAGGTGAAGTTATTCCAGCTGACAGAGTTCCTGGATATAAATTTGATCCAACAAGACCAGTTCATATTCGTCAATTATTAGCTCAAGGATCAACTCAGTCTGACGTTGTTCGTTTCGTAAAAGAAAGCGGATATTCAAACGGTGCTGGTGCAACTGCTGAAGGAATCACATTAGTACAATCTGATTTCGATATGATTGCAACTGACGCAAACGTTAGAAAAATTGGTACTTATTTCAGAATTTCTGAAGAGATGTTGGCAGATACGCCTCAGTTGACTTCTTATATTTCAACTAGAGCGCCACAAAAACTTTTAGAAGTTGAAGACACACAAATTTTAAGTGGAGCTGGAACAGGCGCACAATTAAGCGGAATCATTACAGATGCTGCTGACTTTGCTGCTGGATCTTTAGCTGGAACTGTAGAGTCTGCAAATGAATTTGACGTGATTGTTGCTGCTTTAAATCAATTAGCTTTGGCTAACTATAATGCTGACACTATCTTGTTAAATCCTTCAGATTTCCACAAAATCTTATTATTGAAAGATACTCAAAACAATTACTTGAAAGATCAAGTTTACAACGGATTGCAGCCAGTATTTATGGGCGTGAAAGTTGTTTTAAATACAGCTATTGCTGCTGGAACTTTCTTAGTTGGTAATTTTGCAGTTGGAACTCAATTATGGATCAGAGATGGTTTAAATGTAGAATTCTTTAGAGAGGATGGAACTAACGTAAGAGATGGATTTGTTACTGTTAGAGTTTCTGAAAGAGTAGCATTGACTAACTATTTACCAAATGCTTTCGTGAACGGATCTTTTGCAACTGCAAAGGCTGCTTTAGAGACTGCATAATTAGTAAATTTTTAAATTTAGAAGGGCCTGGATTAATTTTCAGGCCTTTTTTTATTCCCTTTATTTATAAGGGTTTCAGCACTAAATGAAAAAAAACTTTAAAAAAAACTGAAAATATTTTTTTAATTCCAAAAAAGGTTTTATCTTTGTAGTGTCAATAAGACGTAACAAAACAAAAACAAATATTATGACAACTTTCGAAAACATCGCAGACGTATTAGTAATAAAAGAGCATATTGATCACGCATTAAGTAATTCTTATGGAGGTTTTACTTATGACAGAAACTTTAATGCTCTTGGTCAAGAGATTATGATTTATACAAGAGATGGACAATATGAAAATGAGGTTGTATTGACTTCGGATAAGTTAGATTCTATTTATGTTTTAAATAACCATATCGGGTATCAAACAGAAATAATTCAGGAATTATTAAAAAAATAAATAATAAACGGCGGTGTAAAAACCGCCATTAATTTAAACATTATGAAAACAATTAAAAGAATTATCAAAGAGTACAAAGAAAACAAGAATTTAATACCATTTAAGACGGTTATTTTAGGAACTGGCGTAATATGCCAACATTACAGAAACGGTAAAATAGAAGTTATTTAATTATGGAAAGGCTAGATAAATTAATCGCATTATTTGAGGGAACGGATAATGTTTATGTATTGGGCGAATTAAAGTTGGCTAAAATAGAAATTGAAATTGATTTGTTGAAAGTTCAGATTTCTGAACAAAACAAAAGTATTCAAACTTTAAAAGATCAGATATATAAAGAAATTGAAAAAATTTAATTATGAAGGATCACTATTATTTAACCTATGAGCTTTCGCTGGTTTTAAATAGAACAGGCGATTTAAGTCTCAACAATAAAAAGATTTCAAGGGAGTATAAAATACCAAAAACAGAATTGAACAAAGTGTTTTTGAATCAGTACATTTTCGGAACTAATAAAAAAAGAGATTTGAATCATTTAGATTATTTAGTGCAGGAATTTAAATATAAAGTTGCCGAAATTTTTGAAAATATACATTTATCAGAAAACATTGATCACATAACATTCGTAAACAGATCAATAAGATTTGAAGATTGGTTGACACAAGCTGAAGTTCAAATAAAAGAAATCTAACGGTTTAGTATAAGGTTTCGTTGCGTATAAACAACAAAAACCATTGAATTGTAGATAATAAACAACAAATAATAACTAAACATCGATAAAGCATTGAAAAGCAATAGACTTTATACGGTGTTGTAAATCTTTTAATTATGGGACATAGAATAACACAAACCATTTACACTTGCGATGTGTGTAATGAAACGCCTGAAGATGGCGAACACCTTTGGCATATGAACAGACAAGTATGGTGCAAAGACTGTTGTGAAAAAATAGAGAATGAGGAAATAGAACACCCATAATTTATTGTTTACAACTACTAATAAAGAGAACAAATGTATTAAAATTCTTATAAAGCTATCTAAAACAAAGGTAATTAGAAAAAGCGATATGTAAACGCAATTGTTTACAACGGTAGTGAAATGTAAACGCAATTATTTACAACGCTTAGGCTGTTTTTTATAAACTTTGTTAGGCACTTTTAAAATTATACACAAAAAAAATGGATAAAAATTCTAAAAAATTATTTATCATAATTAACGAAAAAAGAGTTTTTATTCATAGTTTAGCACAATTAAAAGAATTACAAAAACAAACATTTCTTAAAAGGGTAAAATTAGCCATTTTAAGAGCTTTAAAATTAAAACAATGAGAAACACTCCAAAACATTATCAAAACGATCAAGATTATGATTTAATTGACGTTATAAAGGATTACAATTTGAATTTCAATCTCGGAAATGTATTGAAATATATTTGTCGAGCTGGAAAAAAAGAAAATGAGATTCAGGATTTGGAAAAGGCGCTGGATTATTTGAATAGAGAATTATCGTATTTAGAAAACTATTTAAAAATTGAGGATTAATTATGGAATATTTTGACTATTTACCTGAAGAGGAAGAGGAATACACTTGCAACGTTTGTGAAGTTCCAATTGATAAACCTGGCGTTTGTTCTTACAAATGTTATAAAATTGATATGATGTAATGATTAAAAATATAAAAATTTTATTGACAGCTTTATTTTTATTCTTTGGAATAAGACAGTACATTTTATATGGCGATTTTATTGGTGCTTTATTTTTGTTACTTATATTTTTGTCGCTATTAACAACAAGATCAAAAAAATAGTGATTATTTTTTTTTATGAGAGGAAAACCGTTTTCGTAATTGAAGCGGTTTTTTTTATATATTTGAAAAATGAATACTAATTTAATTGGATGTTTGGCGGAATACAAATTTGCAGTTAAAGCAATGGAAAAAGGTTTGACTGTTTCATTCCCATTATTAGACGCCTCGCCTTATGATTGTATTGTTGACACAGGAAGTTCCCTGAAAAAAATACAAATTAAATCAGTTCAAGCAGATTCTGAAAAATTAAAATGCTGGATAAGTACAAAACATAACAATTACACACTTGAAAATGTTGACTATTTCGCTATTTATTTAAAGTTTTACGATGGGTTTTATATTTTTAAAAACGATGGCAAAATAAAATTTATAACTTTAGATAAAAAAAAGGTAATGTCAGAAAATTTTAATAACTTTGAATTCTTATAAGATTTCATATTTGTTTTTGTTTAAAACCGTCATTATTTTATAGTGGCGGTTTTTTTGTATTTTTACAAAAAGTTTATAAAATGAATTTAAAAATAAAACAGCCAATTTTAAGAAACGGAAATAGATATGTAGAGGGTGATGTTATAGATTTACCTGATAATATTGCTAAAATTTGGATCAAAAAAGGCTTTGCTACAAAGAAAAACAAAACAAAATACGAGACTAAGGAACTAAAAGTTGAATTTATAGAAATCAAAGAAAATGAGACAGATCAAAATTAATTCTCAGCAAGGCAATGAAATATTGATTCCGCAAGACGTAAAGGATTATGTCAGAATTGACACTTCAGCAGATGACAATCTAATTGCCACAATGATTATTCAGGCACGAATTTGGTGCGAAAATTACATTTCCAGGGATATAGTTCCAAAAAATCGAACTTACTATATGGATACAACAAACGGATTATTTGATTTGCCATTTGGGCCTGTTGCAAGTATTGATGAGGTTTTAATTGATGGAACTGCAACTGTTAACTATGAGATTTTGGGATTGGATAATGAAAGCATTGAACTTGATCAAGGCCCAGCTGAAAGGGTTAAAGTTACTTATGTAACAAGTGGATTGAATGATGGTTTAATTAAACAGGCAATGCTGCAATTAATATCAACTTATTATGACAATAGAGCTGATTTTGATTCAGGCGATTTAAAAGGAGTTCAAGCAATTCCAACATCCTCTAAAAATATTCTAAACTCTTATAAAGCAATGTTTTTGTAATGCAAAGCGGAAAATTAAATACAAGATTAAAAATAAAACGATTAGTAAAAACTGAAGACGAATTTGGAGGGTACAATTCAACACTCCAGGAGGTTGCGAATGTTTGGTGCGATCTAAAAGAAATAAGCGGCGAAATAGAAGATAATTTTGGTAAAAGAACTCACAATGTAGGCGTTGAAATTATATTGCGTAAAAGAACGTCAGATTTGGTTTTGGTGGGCGATATTTTTACAGTCAATAATGGAACGCAAGAATATCGTATAAATGAAAAGTTTGAATATAACTTGGATTATGCTACGAAAATAATTGCCACAAAATCAAATTAAATGAGCGTTAAAATTGATCAAGGGGATTTGAAACTTTTAAAGAAGAGGTTGGATAATTTAAGAACATTCGACAAAAAAACATTGTCAAATGAAATTGGACGTACAGCTTTGGAAATTTCAAGATTAGCAAAGCAAAATGCGCCTGTTGATACTGGAACTTTAAAGCAATCTATTAGAGCAGAAAAAAAAGGAAAAATTGCTGATGTTGTAGCAGGTGCAAAATATGCGCCTTATGTAGAATTTGGAACTGGCGGAAATGTTGATTTGACTGATATGGAAGCCCTAGGAATTCCGTCAAGTTATGCAGCACAGTTCAAAGGCAAAGGAATAAAAAATATAAATTTACCAGCTAGACCGTTCTTTTTTAGTTCCGCAAGGATCGGATTTAATAATTTATTGAATAGGCTAAAAGGGGAAATAAACAACGCTATAAATTAAAATTATGAAGAGCGCAATTCATTTATTAAGAAGAGCAATAATAAACAAGTTGAAAAATAATGTTTTTATAAATAACATTGTCGTTCCTGTTTATAATAGAATTCCAAATGACGCAAATTATCCTTTGATTAGGGTTTATGGAGTTTCTTTGGACGAAACTGATCAAAATCAAAGTTCTTTTATTACGGAGGCAATTACCAGGATTGAATGTATTTCAAGATTTTATTCAGATGACGGAGGCGAGTTGGATACTGATTTGATGGTTTCTAAGGTTTTGGAATTAATTAGAACACGATCAAACGAATATGCAGACTTATCAGCTAGTGGTTTTAAAGTTTACACAACTGTTAACGAAGGAGTAAGCTATTTACAGGACGATTTAAAAGATTACACATATTTCAGGGCAATTATTGAAATATCGAACAAAATGGAGCAAATAGAAACAACAGGAGGGTTACAATCAGAAATTCAAGTAGAACTACAATCATAAATAAAAAAAATGGCTAAAATCACATTCGAAACAAAACTAGACAATCAAATTTCTGAACTCCCTTCAATCAATAAGGTTGCAGCTTTGGATATGAACGAAATTAAATCCTCGGTAAATCAATTATATGATGACAAAGGGGGTTTCGCTTATTATCAGGATTTAACAACGGAAACAACGCCAATTGTAGTAACCGCTGACACTTGGGTTGATTTAACTAACGACAAAGCTGGGCCTGATACATTGACAACATATAAGCCTGGTTATGTAAGTGGCGATTTATGGAATAGCGCCAACAATACAATTTCTTTAAATGAGATTCCGAACGGAAAAATAATTTTATTACGAACTGATTTCAATTATATAGAAGGATCGTCAAACCAACATTTTGACGCAAGGATTTATTTTCCTGATATAGACAAAGAGCTTCATTTTTTACATTTAGACTTAGGAAGTAAGCATTTAGAAAATCATTTTGTAAATACAATTCAATTTTATACTGATTCCAACATTCAAGAAAGCGATGTAAAAATTCAAATTAAATCGTCAGGATCAGGAACTGCAATTGTAAATTCATTTTTGATAACTGTTTTGACGTTTTAAAAATTAATTAATTAATTTTGTGTAAATTATAATTTATGGCATTGACAATAAATCCAAAATTGTGTTTAATCCCTTCAGGATACAAAGCATCAAAAGTATATAGTGTATTACCAACAGATGGAACTGGAGATTTTACATTTTCAAGAGCAGGAGCATTACCAAGTTATAACGCAACAAGAGTAAATTCAGAAGGTTTAATAGAGGAGGTTTTAAGCAACGTGCCAAGACTTAACTATCCAATGATTGATGGGGTTGTTAGTGGATGTCCAAGTTTGTTGTTAGAGCCACAGAGAACTAATTTAATACCTTATTCGGAAGATTTTAGTAATGCTGCTTGGATTAAAGGGAGTTCAACTGTTAATGAAAATCAAGTTATATCGCCAGATGGAACGTTAAATGCGGATTTAATAGTAACTTCTGCTGCTGGAG